AAAGTCCTCTAAGGTCTTTTCAATGCCTGCGCCGTCCACTGTCGCATATTCCAGCCATGCTATAGAGCTGTTCTGCTTGATATTGCAGTATTTTGTTAAAAATTCTGCCCTCTTGCTTAAGCTATTTTCTGCTACTGCTATTTCGTCCATGAAAAAGCTCTCTGGTACAGATACGCCCATGTTAGGGTTAGCTTTCTTAAGCTCTTCTATATCGTTCCACTTTTCCACGTCGTCTATCATGTATAAGAACGGCAAAAGCCGCCTTTCCTTGCTGTTACCCTTTAAAAAGCTGGTGCTGCGTTTCATCAGCTCGTCATATATACTGTCGTTTATGTAGCCTGCGGTACTGATAGACAAAATCATAGGCTGGCGGCGTGCGCCTAAAGCAGACTTCATAACCTCATACTGCTTTAGCCCTGCGTCGCCGCTCCATGCCGCCATTTCGTCACATACCACCAGCTGCGGGTTAAATCCGTCAGACTTTTTGGCGTTAAATGCGATAGGCTTTACAAAGCTGTTTGTTTCCTCATAGTAAATATCGCTGCGCCGCTTTTTCGCCAGCTCGTTTAGCTCGTCCTCTGCCTGCACCATTTTATAAAATCCGTCATATACCAGCGTCGCTTGGTCTAATTTTGGTGCTAAGCAATAGATTTCCTGCCCGTACTCTGGCTCTAGGTACACCATGTATGCAATAATCGCAGATGCAAACAAAGATTTTCCATTTTTTCTGCCAATTACTATAAAAATCTCACGGAAAATGCGTGTTTTTTCTGCGTCTTGTATGCCAAAAATTACAGAAACTATGGCTTTCTGCCATAGCTCCAACTTGATTAAATCATTGCGCCCCTTGCTGTGGTGGCAAAAGTTCTCTATGAATTTTATAGCCTTGTTTGCCGCCTTTGCATTGAAAAAATACTCCTGCTTTTCTAGCCCGTCTACAATGATTTTATAGATTGCCTTTATCCATTTTCCCGCTACAATTTCGCCGCTTGTAATCTTAGCGTGGTACTCATAGATATAGTTTCTATACGGCATCTGCGCTTACTCTTCCCGCAGCGCCTCTAGCCTGCTTTTCTTCCGTTTCGCAGCTGGTACTAAATCGGTCAGCTGCTTAATGACTGCTGCATAGTTCTTGCTTAATGCTATGTACGTGTCTGCCTCTGGGCTTTTCTTTGTCCCGTACTGGTTCTCGCCGTTCTTATACTCGCTCGTCCAGCCGTCCTGCTCTATGATTTCCTGCAAGTCGTCAAGCTCCACGCTCATAAATGCAGCCTTTTCTATCAGCGGCGTTACTAAGTTTTTCTTATTCTCGTCTAAGTCCTTGAAAATCTTCTTAAGCCTGCTCTTTTCAGACTTAATGCGCTGTTCTTTCGTCTTTTCTGTCTTTGTTGCCATTCCTTTTACCCCGCTTTCCTCTCCTGCGCCCCACCACACCCCCTACACCACGTATGCGCACGCCCGTAGGGTAATTTTAAGGTATCCCCCTCGGTATCTTCCCCCTTTAATTGCTTTTTGATATAGGGGGGACTATGCGCCCGTCTGCATCAAATCCGTACCGTAGTTTTGGCGTGTGTTTATGATGCTCTTTGTTGTGGCAGTCTTGGCATAGCGCCTCTAGGTTATCCCAGTTAAGCGTTATGTTTGTATCGTTTATATTGCCTCTGCTTATATAGTGCTTATGGTGTACTACCTTTGCTGGCTCTCCGCATCGCTCGCAAATATAATCTTGTGACATTAAGTAAGCGGCTCTGGTATTCTCCCATGCCGCCGATAAATAAAAACTCTTAGCCCATGCTTTCATACTGTCCCCGCTCCTTTCCCTTTGTATTCCCAGCGCCCTAAGTTTCGTGCGCTGGGTGGAGGCTAAAGAGTGAAAACAAAAAAAGAGTAGGCTACTGCTGCCGCATCACGGCTAAACTATCGCCTACTCTTTTCATGTTACCATTGTACCGCTTTTAAATTCCCATGTAAACACCACGATTTTACCATGATATTACCACGCCTGCTGCCTGCTATTTTATATTTGCACTGCCGCACCTTTCACAATACCTTGTACGCAATGCACATGGTATGCCGCCTGTATACCATGACTTAATATATTTGTTTTGTATATTCCCGCAGCTTAAACACCTTGCCTTTGCACGCTCTATTATCCTATCCGGCACTCTTCTTTGTTCATCATGCACCCACATACTATTATTTTATCCTTTCCTCGTCAATCCCCCACAATAATACGGATAACTCATTTATGATAGCAGTTACCCAGCGCCTCGGTGTGTTCTTCCCCGTCCCCAGTTTCTCTGCTATTGCCTCATAGTCCCAGCCCTGCATAAAGTACAGCTCAAAAGCGTTATACTCTATTTCTCTGCCAGCCATTCTGCGCCTATGCTCTATCTCTTCTACCGCCTTGTCTATGTGCGCTGTCATAATCAGAGTTTTAAAGCGGCTGCGCCTCACACTCTCTAAGTATGTCCTCTGCTGCTCGTCAGTCATTCCTTTAAGTTCTAACTGCTCGCCGTCGCTTATTGCGTTTTCAATGTGAAAGGCAGCATCACGGTAGCATTTCATCAGCGTAAAAGTATTGTGGTATTTGTTTTGCCTCTTGTCCTTTTCTTCCTGCCTTTTATACTCTGCTACTGCCGCCTTTGCCGCTTTCTGTATCAGCTGCTCTACCTCTGGCGTTACTTCAATCGTTGTTTCCTGCATCTTCTTTTCCCTGCCTTTCATTCTTTTTCTTAATCTGCTTATAAATACCTGTCGTCCCCTCTACAAATCCTGCTGCCATATGTTCCCCTACACGTCTGTAGTTTTCTTTTTCTTTCAGCTTTTCCCTTATCAGCTTATATGGCAGTATCCACACTGGCGTAGTAAGAAAAATTATTGCCATTCCTATCACTGCTATTAGGCTTATTGCGTATTCTGTCATCCCCTCTATAAACTGGTCTACTCCCTCTACAATACTGTCCATGAACTCTATCATTTTCCAAACGCCCCGCTTTCATATGCCGTAATGACTGCTGCCCGCAGACTGTCTGCCACATCATTTCTGCGTTGTATCCTATCTGGGCTTATCTGTCTTGTATACTCTAAATAGTCGTTTTCTAATATTTCTGCTACTTTTTCTGCCGCCTTTTTGCTGTGTGTAACGGCTCCATGCTGTTCTCCACCAAGTTCGCATATCTCATATACTGCGTAATGACCGCTACCGTATTCCCTCACCTGCCAGTTGGATACACGCCCCCTAATTTCTATCGGCTGCACATTATCCGCTACATTCCTGCACACCGTCCCTGCCGCATCAAAAGCCCCGCCCATGCTGCGCATAAGACTTGCGTAAAAATCTGTAAACGCCTCTGTTGTTCTTTTTGCCACTTCCGCAAAGTCCACGTTGCTTATAGTCTTAATTGCCTTTTTCGCAAGCCTGCGCTGCTTGCGCTTATCCAGTTCTAAGGGCGGGTTTACTCCATGTAACTTTTTATATTTCTTTTTCCATTGTCTGTAGTTCATTCTGTTTTACCTCGCTTTCCTGTATAAACTCAATACGCCTGCTGCCGGGCTGCTGTATGACTGCCTCAACGTGCAGATAGGTGGGTAGCAATACTGCGCTGCCCGCCTTTCTGGTAATCTTCAATGCTCATTTGTCCCGGTATCTCCCCCCCTGTTTCGTCCTGCTGTGTGTCCGTTTCGGACACTTCCCCGCTAAACACTTTTGCATCAATCCCCAGAATACAATAGCCCTCTTCCAGTCCTGTATAATCTTCCAGCATATAAATAATATCTGCATCTATCGTGCGCCCTGTGTGCTTTCCGTCCTCAAATTCCAACATTCTAAGACCGTCGCCCACTTTATACCCTCTGTCATTTTTCCGCAGTTCAAAGCGTTTCCTGCCGCTTGTAACGTCGTCATAGTAAGAGGCTGCTATTTTTATATCGTGTATCTTATGCCCGGCTTTCTGGTCGCTTGGCAGTTTTTCCATTTTCTCCCTGTCTGCCCGTTCCTGCAATTTCTTCTTTGTATCCCGGTCTATTTTCTCCTGCTCTTCGTTATAACGCTGCTCTTCTGTCTTTTCTGCCTCTGCCTTATTTACGTATTGGTCGCACTTCTCGCAAGTCCCCGTCTTTACATTGCAGTCTTTATACTTCTGGCATGAATAGCACAAAGACGTTATGCTTTCCGGGTGCGGCGTTTCGTAGCCGTCGCCTGCCTTTTTCTCTGCCACCTTTGCCGCTATCTCTTTTGCCCTCACGTCCTCGCCTGCTGCCGCCTTATCCGCTATTTCTTTCTGCTCTTCCGGTGTCAGTTTTGCTGCCTCATAAGCACCCGTAATACCAATGTTTCCGCTCTTAAGCTGCTCCTTAATCTCCGGCGTGGCGTTGTTGTTTATACTTTCCATTCTCGCTATATTCGTCGGGCTTTCGTTCATCAACTCTGCTATAATATCCCGCAGCTTTCCCGTTACCTCTAATCCGTCCTCTTCCTTTGCTCTTAAAAGCGCCTCTTTTAATCTCTGCGCCTGCTGCGTTTTCTCCCATGCTGTAAGCTCCCTATTGTATACGTTGCCTATAAGTAATGACAGTTCAAACATTGCCCCGGTCATGTCCTTGTATAGATACCGCACTTTCTTAAATTCATCATGCCCCCGCTCAATGTTCATAATATTTGCAAGGTTTCTACGGTGTCCGCTCACTATCTGAAATTCACCATTTACCCTGCCTAATACTGTCGGCTGCTGCTGCCCTACTGCCAAAAAACTATCTGCCAGCTCTTCTATGTTTTCCTGTGAATAAAAATTACTTTCAGAGGGCTTTACATCATACGGGCTTAACCATATTTCCGTATATTCACTTACAGTGCTTGCGCCTGCTGCCCTGCTCTTTGCGTTCAAAATGTCATTGATACCGAATTTCTTCTTTTCCATTCCCCTTACCTCGCTTTCCCTGTGTACTCTGTTATAAATTTCTTATATCCCTGTGCTGCTCCGCAGCATGGGCTATACTCATATATTGACTTTTGCATGAAAGAGCTTTCCGCTACTTTCTTTGAATATCTGATAATCCCCAGAATGTTATACGCCCCTTGCTCTTTCAGCCACTCTACGCCTGCGCTTTCTCCGTCTGTATTCTGGTATGCGGTTATCAAAACGCCTGCCAGTCTGATTGCTGGGTTAAATGCCTTTACGTCCTCTATCTGCTCTGCCACAATGTCCAGCCCCTCTAAAGCGTAATTATCCAGCTTTACGGGTACTATAACCTCGTCCGTGATTGCCAGCGCATTTATCACGTTAAGCCCTATGTCTGGCGGGTTATCTATGATGCAGTAATCATAATATTCACTTGCCGCCGTCCACTCCATAAAATTCTTATACCGCTCTATCTGGTTCTCATTTTCTGCCTTTGTCAAATTCCATGTAGCCCCAAACAATGACATATTAGCCGTTACAATGTCTATGCCCTCATATTCCGTCTGCTGTATAATCTCGTCTGTGTCGTTCCATTGCAGACTAAGCAGCTTTGTTATCGGTGCTACGCTCTCTGCGTCGTATCTTCCGTATGCCTTGCTTAAATTGCCCTGCTTGTCGTTATCCAGCAGCAACACTTTGTAGCCCCTGCGGTAAAGCTCATACGCCATATTTGCTGCTGTAAAGGTCTTAGCCACGCCGCCTTTTAAATTTAAAATGCTTACTGTTTTCATTCTTTGCCTCTCTTTCCTGCGCCGCCTCTTGCGCATCTGCCTTTTATGCATTCTGTTCTTTTGTAATTTCCGTATCTAACGCCTGCCCGCAATTCTCGCAGTAGTTGGATACTCTGATACCTAAAACGCTCCTATCTGCCACAATCCAGTTACATACAGGGCATTTGTAGGTTTCGTAGTTTTTCAAGCCTTTAGCCGTCAGCTTTTCTGCCTGTGTCCCCTCGAAAATGGTTGTTTTCCTCGGCTGCATTTTCTGGGCTTTTTTCTTTGCCTCTGCTGCCTCGCAGTGTTTACAATCTCTGCCGCAATTCTCATAAATTTTGCAGCCTATTCTTTTCTCCATATCTGCCCTGCCTCTCCCAGCTCTGCTGTATGTAATAAATACGTTTCTATCAGCTCCGCTGCAATCTTCCAGCCATAGCATACCGCTGTAAAATATCCCTGCTGCCGCAGATACTCTAACCAGCGTTGCTGGTTGCCTGTCGTGGTATTCTTCCCAGCCTTAAGCTCTATATATAACCCGTGATACTTCCCTTTCGGTGCTGGTAAATGAATATCTGGCACGCCCGCTTTAACTCCCTGCCTCTTAAGTGCTATTGCTGTCGCCGCATCACGCTTGCCGCCGTTTGGTACATGGTGCATATATTCCAATTCCGGCATACGCCCCAGCTGATACCCCGCCCAATCAAAAAGCGCCTCTTGCTGCCCGCTCTCGTCATTCAACCTAAAGTTTCTCATGTTCCCGCCTCTCTTTCCTGTACTCCCTGTATAATGCTTTCCAGCGTTCCTTACTCAACCGTCTTTTATAGCATAAATACCGCTCCATTTTCCCGCTGTACTCTGCCAGCTCTGCTGCTGCCTTTTCTCCCCTGTATCCATAACTCACAAGCTGATAAAGTGACGGGCTGACTATACCCAGCCGTCTATAAAACTCATTTTGACAGATACAGGACGGCGTTTTAGGTCTATGCTTTTCCATGTACTCACTGTAAAATATCCGCTTACCCTTTTTTCGCCTCTTATGGATTACTTTTCTTACCTCCCTGCTGCACAAGTCGTAATACTCGCACCATAAGCAGCAGCGCTTACAGCTCTTTCCTCTCTGGAATAACCAATAAATAAGCCTCTGCCTCATTTCCTGCTCTCCTTTCTGTCGTCGTTATCGTTCCAGCGTTCCCAGTTCCTCATATCCTCGCCAGCGTGCGTTATTGCCACCGCCAGCGCCCCTGCTACTGCAAGCCCTATACTTAAAATCATTGCTACCACTGCTGCCGCAATCCCTATAGCTTTGATTATCTGCATCTTATCCCCCCCTCTCTGTCATTTTTATAAGCGTATATCTGAAATAACCGTAGCCGTAATACTCCGGGCTATGTACTCCCTTGCTTACACTGTTCTTATCTACGTAGTAGCCTTTTATCGGTCTTGCCTCTGCTTTGAAATACTCCCTGTCGGAAATTATTTTGTACTCCGGCTCTGGTCTTACTAAATTCTTGCTACAGTTCCAGCGCTTGCCCTGTAGCGCCCCGTCCTCTGTCTTTCTATGTGTGTCTGTATATTTAATCAGATATGCTGCCAGCTCTGCGTATTGCCCGGTATCGTCCAGAGGAAAAACTTTTATCCTGTTATGCCCCTCATATGCCTTATACCAGCAGCGCTGCAATATCTCTGTATCAATCTTGTTTATAACTAAGTGGTGGTGTCTTGCACCTTTCTTGCCTATCTCCATTACGTGTATGTATTTAAACTCTAGCCCCGCCTGTTTATATTCCTTGCGGCACTCCCTTAAAAAAATATCCATATCATGCCGCATCTGCTCTCTGGTTCTCTCTGGCTCTCCCCGCCTGCGTATGTAATCCAGCACTAAATGATAGTCGCCGTATCCATAGTTAGCATTTATCAGAATACGTAGCGCTCTTTCTGCCTGCCTTGTGTTTATTTTCTCCTGCTGCTCCGTTGTTGGCTTTACCTTATCCCCTCTCTTTATCCCCTGCTTTTTATATCTGCTTGTAAAATAACGCTCTATCTCTATGGTTTTACCCGCCCTAGTAATCCTCTCAACGTATGGCATATATTTTTACTCCTTTTAATCCCTATCTGTCGGAAAGCTAATAGTTTTATCAAGTGGAAAAACAGGCTCGCAGCCCGCATTTTTCTTGATGTTTTCGCCATACAGTGATATACTGGGTTTAAGTTGTAAAAGCTGTATAGCTTAGCCCCTATGGTATTCCCGTACCGTAGTGGCGTTTTATTAGCCGTATTCTTCGTAATATTCCTCATACTCTTCCTGCTCCGGGAACCTCTGTTTTATTGCATATTCATAAGCCTTTTGGTAAGGCTCCCTGCAATCAAATCCAGTGCAGCTGTGCAATTTATTACCCTTGCAAAACTTACAGGCGCTTATTTTTGCATAATCCCACGCTGCCGCCTCTACCTCTTTCTCTTCGCATTTTAAGAAATATTGCAGCTTGTCCTCTTTTACGGTCTTAATCCCCAGTCTGGCTACCTCCCGTATTTCTTTGTTCATTCCCTCGCTGATACCGTTTTTTTCTCCAACTATTACAAAATCGCAAATCCTAAGTAACGCCATGCCCGCTGCCATTCCGGCTGCCCGTTCTTCTGGCTTGTCCTCATTTAAGCATTGCGTCATATATAAATGTGGCGTAATAGGCGCTAATCCCGCCTCTATCGCCCGTTTTGTAAGCTCCTGTGCATATTCTATGTTTCTGTCCAGCTGGGCGCTGTCAGCCGCCCTATACGGGCTGCATATGTATACTTTTTTCATTCCTGCCCGCCTTTCTCTGCCGCCACCCTTGCAAGCTCGTTTTCTACCAGATGCTCTACCATGTGCATTAAATCATTTGTACTTTTTTCCGTCATAAATCCGCACACTTCGCAACAAGTAGCAAAACCGCAGATTATATGGTAATGCGTTACTACGTCCTGCTCTGTTTTCATGGTCTTAAGCCCACTTATGAGAGAAGTTAAACTTATAACTGCTTTCTTTCCTAACTCGCCGCCTATGCCCTCTATTGGTATCGCTATTTCTGTCGCCTGCGGCTCTCCCTTTCCGTTCACTATTGTTTTAACCCTCATTCCCCGCCAGCTCCTTTCTGTTAATCAGCTGTACCGATACCTCATACGCTGTGCGGCGCTCCCTGCTGCCGCTGTCGGTATCAATAACCTTTTCATACTGGCGGCTCTGGTATCGCCCCAGTAGTTCTACCGTGTCGCCCTGCTGCCAGCCTGCCACCTCGTCTGCCTGCTCCTGCCAGCAGATACAGGGTATAGAACACTGCTTACCCGCAAGCTCACTATTTACCAGTATGGAAATATCAGTAATGCGCTTGCCCCTCGGCGTTGTCCTGTATACTGGCTTATGTGCAATAATTCCCCGTAGCGCTACGTCGTCCTGCATCATTGGATTTTCTACCAGCCCCAAAAAGTCTGCCAGAATGAATACCAGCATTTTTCCGCTTTTAAAATCCTTAAGTGTTTGCACCTTACCGGATACTAAAACCTTGCTGCCCTCTTTTAAAAAGCTCTCAATGCGTAGCCCGTCCCCTGTCCGCCCCCTATTTAATGCTGCCTCGGTAAAGGCTACTATAACCTCGTCAAGCGTTCCCCGTGGGCGTGGTGTTTCAATCTTTGCCATATATCCAATGAAACGCAGCCCGCAAAGTTCCGTAACCTCTTCTACCTCTTTCAACTCCCCTGCCAGCCCTGCCGCATTGTCTTTAATGCCGCCTGCCGTCAGCTCTTCCATAATTTCCGTGTTTAAATCCCGTAAAAAATCCGGCTTTTTACCCTGCCTTTTTTTCATGTTTTACCGTGTCCTTTCTGCTGTAGCTTTCCAGCATTTCTATTGCCCGCTTATAGCAAGCTGTTTCTGTTTCTTCTTTCACTTTGCATACGCAACGCCCTCTTTTCTCCCCTGTGTACTCCCATATTTCAATAAGGTTATTGCCGTATATGTCAAAGTGCATATGATACCTTAACCCGCAGTTTTTCTGTATCGGTCTGTATATCTGGTAAAATTTATGTATAAGCGCCCTGCGTTCCTCTTCGTTCTCTTTTTCTTCCATATGCTGCCCTCACTTTTCCGGCATCTGGTACACTCTGGGTATCACTGCTGCCATAGGCGGCGTAGCCTCGCTACCTATCAGCAAGCCTGTATTTCCCGGTGCATACAAATACTGCCCGCATATCTTCTGTATCTCGTCCAATACCTCTATACAGCGCTCTTTACTCTCATACTCTGCAATCTCTTCTAAGCAGCCGTCAGAAATGCAGATAGTGTGCCGCTTTTTGTCTGCCTCATTGCCGCCCCGCTTTTTCTTTATATCCTCATATTCTCCATACTCTATACAGGCGTAATTGCCGCCCAGCCTATATAACTTTTCTTTGTTCTGGCTACGTATATAAATTTCACTCATTGTCTGCCTCGCTTTCTGCTTTAAAATAAAATTTCCTGCTGCTTTTCCATTTCGTAGTTATACCAGACTGTTTCAGTTCTCTTAAGTCCTTGCTCTGCTTGGGTTTCTTTCTTCGCTTTGTTCCAACCGTTCAGGATTTTGTTATAAAGCTCGTTATCATATCCGCTTATTAAAATTCGTCCTGGATGATTTACGCACTCACGCAATAACTCTTCATGGTTTTTTATTGTCATTTCATGCCTATACAGATATGGTTTTCTTGTTCCCGGCATATATGGCGGGTCTAAATATATGAATACATCTTTTGTATCATATCTCCGCATAAGTTCCAATGCGTCCAGCTTTTCTATCTGTGCCATTTTTAGCCTATCTGCCGCCTGCAATATCCTATCTGGTATTTCTCTCCAATGCTTGGTAGTTCTTGGGCTGCTACTCTGCTGGCTGCTCCTAAATCCATTTTTATATACGTTGCTGCTACCCATTCCCAGCCAGCAACGTACTAAAAATTTTCTTGCCTGCTCTATACTGTCAGTGTCCGGCCGGATATCGAAAGCCTGTCCGTACTCTTCTCTGCTGTATGGTGTCATTTCTACCAGCTTTGCCAGTTCGTCCGGAAAATCACGTATAGTTTTAAATAAGTTAAATACTTCCCCGTCTATATCGTTTATTGTTTCAATCTTTGCCGGGACTTTATTAAAGAAAACTGCTCCGCTGCCAAAAAATAATTCTAAATATACATTGTGTTCCGGAACGAAAGAAAGCAGCCATTTTGCTAGTCTGTTTTTTGCTCCCGGATACTTCAATATGCTTTCCATTCCTGCTACCTCTCTTCTGTTTCATTCAAAATCATTTTTCTAAACAGACTTTCAAATATCGGTACTGGTATGCTATTGCCAGCTTGCTTATAAAGAGGCATTGTATAGCGCCCTACCCTCTTATGTACTGCTGCCGCTGCGTTAAAATCTGCATCTGTATAGCCCTGTAAGCGCCAGCACTCTAATTCTGTCAGATACCTATAGCGCCCATTTCCCATATCTATTACTTGCGCTGGCGTTCTGTCCTGCCTTGCAGTAATTGTAAAAGCATATTCTCCTATTACCGTTGCCCGCCGTATTCCTTTTTTGCCTATCGCCTCTAAAACGCTTGGCTGTGTCACGTCGTATACTGGCGGCGCATCTGATAATAGAAAGTCGTTTATATCCCTCATAGGCGTTTTAATCAAATCATCAAAAGAAAATTTTTCATTCCCCAGCACTGACACTGTAAAAACTCTTTCCCGTGCCTGCGGCAGCCCAAACTCTCTAGCGTCCAGTATCTCAAAATTATTGCTATATCCCAGCCTCTCCATTTCTGACAAATACCGATTGAAATTCACCCGCATATAACGGCTTAATACATTCTTGACGTTTTCCCAGATAACGTACTTTGGTTTCCATCCCCCCATTTGCTCTATAATGTGAATTGTTTCCCACATAAGGCTTGAACGTGTCCCGCTGCCCTTGTCCGCTCCCTTTCCACGGTTTATGCGCCCCGCCTCTGCTGTCGCTTTCCCTTGATGCCCTGCTATGCTGAAATCTTGGCACGGGCTACCGTGTATAAGAATGTCTGGCTTTAAGTTCCAGCCTACTACGCTTTGTGTCTTATACTCCAATTCATCAGAAAACATAGCATTGTAAGAACGTACCGCCTTTTCGTCTATTTCCACGTAATCAATGGCTTTTACGGGTATGCCTATGTTGCGCAGTGCGCAGCGTGGGCTGCCTATGCCGCCGAAAAGCTCTAATATCTGTACCATTCCCTGCCTATATCCCTCTCTTTCGTATCCCGGTTAAATTCAGCCGCTATAACCATTTCCCCGGTGAATATCAGATACAGCCCCAGCGGTATTGTAATAAGTGCTATTGTTGCGTCGCCGTCCAGCAACTTAACTGCAAGCATAGTAAGTGCCAAAAGAGCTACGCCAGTTAAACGCTGTTTAATGAAATAGCGGCGGCTCTGCTGCCTGCGGTGTTCTCTCCGGCTATTCTGCCGCCAGCGCTCCATATAGTCAGCTATTGCCTCTTTGCTGGTCGTATCTGTGTAAATAATCACTGAATACCTCATACTCTACCTCTTTCTTTAGCGGCAGCTGTTACCGCTCCTGCTGCCGCCACCGTGATATTATCCTTGCCCTGCCAAATCCCTTAGACTTTTCTTTTCGGCGGCGCTCTCTGTCTTTCCATAGGCGCTGCGCTCCTGCTCTGGCGTAGTATTTACCGTGTAGGCTACTTTTCACATTAAAAAGCCGCAGAAAACTTGTTGACCGTCTACATACTCTCTAGCTGGTATGACCGCTGCTATTTTTTCACGGTATCCAGATGCAGCTATTCGCCTGCTGCCCTCTGGTGCAGGCTCGCCATGCCTGCTACAAGTACGCCGTGCCGGAATCGAACCAGCCACGCCCAGCTTATAAGGCTGGCGCTCTAACCAATGAGCTAACGGCGCTTACTGGCGGCAGATACCGCCTATAAATCTGTTAAACTGTCTGCCTCTTCCAGATTGTTTATAAATTCCTCTAATGTTTCTATGTTCTCCTGCATCTGCTCTCCCCGCTCGCTGTTTTGCAGTCCCTCTGGCAGATTATCGTAACTTTCCTGCTCGTCCTCTCTTACCTCTTCCAAAATCCCCGCTGCATTTTCTATCAGCTTTACTGCCTCTGCAATCCTTTTGCGCCTCTCTTTGTTCATTACTCATGCTCTCCTTTCTATGCTTTATCTGCATTATTGCTGTGCCTGCATTTTGTCTAAAACTTCCTGTGGGTAATACTGATAATTCGTAAAACCATTTTCTATAAAGAAGTCTAAAACCTCTTTATAGCCCCACTTAAAAATTGCCTGCTGCCAGCGGCTATTATCTTCGTAATACATTCTCTGGAAACGGTTAGGCGTTCCGTCTCGCTCCATTCCGAACATACATATAGGGCAGCCCGTCCGCTGTGCTTTCGTCGTCCTGTATATCCCGTTTTCGTCCTTTGCAATCTCTCCATATGCTGCACTTATTTCTACGTTGTTCTCATGCAGATACCGTAATACGTCCTGCCTCGTCCAGAATGAAAACGGCGTGCTTTCTCCTCTGCCCTCAAAGCTATTGCAGCCACCCTTTTTACAATAGCCATTCATTCTGCTTTGACTTTCTTCTACCAGTGTGGCAACTATAGAGGCTTTCCCGTTCTCTTTCGCCCAGTTATCCGCTGCCGTTTCTTTCATGTAATAGCAGCACTTGGCAGAAATCTTAAAGGGCGCATCTATCAAAAAGCGCCATTTCTTAGCCAGTACCCACGTTTTGGCGTATTTCCCCTCGTTTGTTATCCCAGTCAATGCTAAACGCCTGCTATTTGCGTTCTCTTCTGTAGGGTTTTGCAGATAGCTTAAGCTCTTTGCTGCCCGCTTGCTTACTACGGGATAGCCAAACTCTTTTATCACTGCCTCTTGTGTCATTTTGGGCGCTGCTATATTCACTTTTACGCCCCACTCGTCCCGTATCTTCATAACCATTTTTATATTGTCCCTGCACTCAATCCCCAGCACGCTTACCGCCTCTACGTCTGGGTATCTCGCATGAATGAAGTGCATTGCTGCGGTACTGTCAAGCCCGCCGCTTATGGAAACAGCTACGCCGCTTTCCCCGTAATATGTAATAAACTCGCTTAGCCTGCGCTCCGTCATTCTTACCTTGATTTCATACGGGTAAGCCATTCTTTCCCGCACTAATTCCTTGCTGATTTTATCCTTAAACATTTCCTTGCCCTTTCGTCGCCTCTCTGGTTTTAAAGCGTTGCTTGCGCTACGTCGGCTGTATATGTCAGCTTATCCGTGCCGCTGCGCTCAATCTCTTTGTAAATCGTATCTCTGTGCGTTCCTACTGCTGCCGCAATTTCTACTATGCTGTCGCCTGCCTTAAGCATCTTTTCTATTGTCCGTCTGTCCTCATAGCGCAATCTCTTGTATCTCCTTGCCATTGTCCTTACTCTCCTTTCTTTCAACCTTGAAAAGCCAGTCTGTTTCATTTTCCGTAACCAGCCCATAATATTTATCAGTTCTGGTAAAGCAATACTCTACGCCGTAAAACTGCTTTATTGCCATTTTGTAAACTTCCCACTGCGCTTGACACCAATCCGCTACTTTTCTCTCCCTTTTATATTCGTCTGTGTAGTATGCGTGTTTCCTGCAAGCGTCTAACGCTATATCCCAGCTTGTTACACAATCCTTTAAGCTGCCGCCCAACTCTGTCCTTAAAAATCTCTCTTTGTTCAACTTCATACTGTTTACCTCTCTTTCGTTGTAAAAAAATAAGCGTGTCAGAGTTTTTACGCTCTGCACGCTCTTCTTTTTCTCTGCTATTTCAATAAAAAAAGAAATTCGGCAGAGGCTTTAATACCTCTTGTCGAATTTCATTCTAAAACTTATCTGATTGGTTTTTTGTAGAAATTATGATATTATTTTATTAGTACTTTTGTACTAAAACTATTTAATCTACATTAGGGGGATCATTATATGAAATTACGGGGAAAAATCTTAATTCTGTCCTTACTGCCTGTTACTCTGGCAACTATCGAATCCATCTTTTTTACATGGCTTTATCTAAGCGAATATCCGGAAGCCCGCAGCAGGATCCTGTTTCCGCTATGCCGAATTGGAGTCATCACACTGATTATTGCCTTTGTAGTGGTGATTTTGGTTGTAACCAGGCTTCTGCGGAATATTAAAAATGTTTCCGCACAGCTCTCTGCTCTGGCTGAAGGCAATTTGAATGTGCAAATCAACCGGAAAACACTTGCCCAAAAGGACGAATCCGGTCTTCTTGCCAGAGACGCCGAAACCCTAAAAAATGCCCTGAAGGAAATCATTGACCATATAACCGCTTCCGCTGCCGAATTGGATCAGACAGCCAAAAACCTGGCATTAATGACGGAAAACACTTCTTCCGTCTCAGAGGGTCTGGCTACGGCAATGTCCGAAATGGCACAGGGCACCTCCGAGGAAGCCGCTTCCACCCAGAAGATCATGGAAGAAATGTCCCACATCAAGAACCTGGCTGACAGCTCCTCCGATGGAATGAAAGCCTTCGAAGATCTGATCGGTCAGATCCATACTTCCAGCAGTCAGGGACAGGCTCTGATACAGAAGCTGGATGACAATGCAGAAATCACGCAAAAGGAAATCGCGGAAATTGCTGCCCAGACCGCAGCTACCCATCAGGCATCTCAGGAAATCCAAACTGCCGCAGAATTTATTGCGTCCATTGCAGAGGAAACCAATCTGCTGGCATTAAACGCCAGTATCGAAGCCGCCAGAGCCGGAGAACAGGGACGGGGCTTTGCCGTTGTGGCACAGCAGATTAAGAATTTGGCCGAACAGTCCAGCACCTCCGCCCAGAATATTGACTCAGTAATTAAGAATCTTCTTCTGGAGTCCGACAAAACAGTGGAATGCATGAACCGTGTACAGGAAATTACCCAGGCAGAAAATCTTGAAATCAAAGAAACGCATCAGCTTTTCCTCTCTCTTGGCGGCAATATTTCCAAGGCTTTTGAAGAGATCGGCTCTATTTCAGATCATCTGATTAAGCTCTCTTCCGCAGAGGAATCAATTACATCAGAAATCAACACGCTTTCCTCCAATGCGCAGGAAACTGCTGCATCCACGCAGGAAATCACCGCATCCTCGGAAGAGTTAAACAGTACCGCCGAGATGCTTTCCGAGCACGCCAGAAACCTGACCACGCTTTCCGAGGATCTGCGCAGACAGCTTGCAAGATTTCAATCCTGATATCCTTTCAAATCTACATATAAGGTAAAGGACCTGCCATCGGCGGGTCCTTTCTTAATCATCCTTCCATCTGAAGATCCTTCAAGTGCCAATCATTAATCCTGTAAAATGCGAACCATCTTATAAGGGGTTCTGTAATTATATGAAGAAATTTTAATGCCGGTTTTGGGGCTGCTGGCGTGAATAACCTGTCCGCCGCCAATATAGATAGCAACATGATTAATGGTTCCGCCCTTTGCATAAAAGACCAGGTCACCCGGCTGCAGTTCCGATGCGCTAATGCTTGTCCCTAAATTGGCCTGGGCTCTCGATGAGTGAGGCAGCGACACGCCGTACTTTGCAAATACGCTGAGAACAAACCCTGAACAGTCCGCTCCGCTGGTAAGGCTGGTGCCTCCCCATACATAAGGATTTCCAAGGAACTGCTTTGCATACTGACAAAGATCCACTCTCACATCAGATACGCCCTGCCCATACAAAAGCTCCGTCATGGTTATGGCAGTGGAAAGATCCGATTTAACCTCCACATAGTCGCTTGATACATATACCTCTTCATCATCCAGATAAACCTTGATCCATCCGTCATTTTGAATTTCCACGATATCCAGTGTTTCACCGGCAGCTACCTGCGTAACTACTTCCGCGTCTGTACTGGGCTCTTCTCTGATGTTCAGTGCATCCGCAGTAGCAACCGCCATAGCTGACGCCAGCTCCTCACCCTTCTTCTTGGCATCATAGCCTGTAAGCAGATATTCTTCCTTTACATAGCCCTCTACCTTGCCGGAACTGATAAACGCCCAGCCATTCTCACTGCTTATGATTTCACATGCCGCATTCTTGGGCAGCTTGCCCACCAGCTTGCCGGATTCGTCAGGCTCCTGTCTGACATTCAGATTGTTTTCCTCCACATTACAGATACCAAGCTTGGTATAACCCCACAAAGCGCCTTCCGCTCTTTTGGCGATTTCCACATACTCATTTTCCGTAAGTACATCGGTAAACAAATCTCCTATTCCCGCAGTCAAAAGCTCCGTACTCTCCTCTATTTGTTTGGTGGTATCCATGCCGCTTATTTCCACTGCGTTTGCACACATAGGCTCCGAAAGCAATAAAGCGGCTGAAAGTGCACATGCACCATATTTCATCCAGTTTTTCAAAACAGCCTCCTAAATTTATTACAAAATTGTTACAAGTCCAACGAGGACATTATAACAAGATAATCTGCGGCTGTCAAATTCCATGATAAATTCCATGAAAAATTCTTCCTTCTGCAATATCTCTCTGCATCTGATCCCTCAAATGCTCTACATCCTGAAACTTCTGTTCGGGACGTTTAAATTGTAATAATTCCGTTACAATTTCCTTTCCGTAAATATCCCTGTCAAAATCATAAAGATAAGTTTCCACACTCACAACGTGGTTATCATTTACAGTAGGCTTCCAGCCGATATTGGTAATGCCCGGATAAGTGCCTCCTTCAAAAAAAAGTCTGGAGTAATACACGCCTTTAGGCGGAAGAAGCTTTTCTTTTTTGGGATACAGATTAATCGTAGGCATACCAAGCCGTCTTCCCAGCCTGTTTCCCTGTTCTACCTGTCCTTCAAAGCTGTAGTACCTTCCCAAAAGCTCCCTTACCTTCAGCATATCACCCTTCTCAACCATTTCCCTTACATAAGAAGAGCTGATCTCCCTCTCTTTGCAGAACACCTTATCAATAATCTGCACCTGGAATCCAAATTCGCCCGACATCTTTTTAAGGAGCACGCTGTCGCCTCTCCCCTGATAACCAAAAGAAAGATCATCTCCTGCCGCTATATATTTCACATTCATTTTCTCCAGAAGGATTTCCTTCACAAAATCCTCCGGCAGGGTTGCTGCTGTATGTTTGTTTAGAGGAAATTCTATGAGAATATCTATCCCCAGCTTTTCAAAATAACTGCGTTTTTCCTCCCTTGTGGTGAGTTCTCCCCCCCTGGCCTGTCCAAAAAAAACGGCAGCGGATGGATGAAAGGTAAAAACCACAGCTTTCATTCCCTCTTCTTTCTTCTTCAGGATACAGGACAATAACTTTTCATGCCCCTTATGAATGCCGTCAAACTTTCCAATAGCTGCCGCTGTCTGTTCCTCTATATGAAATTCTGTTGTATCATGTATAATCTGCATTGTCTTTCCTCTGCCCAAATACCTGCTCTTCTGCTCCTTACTCCGTAAAAAACATCTTTACCGGAACCAGAAGCCTGCGGCCCATTTCATACCGGTACACGCCAAAAAACTGTCCCTCATGACTGTAAACTCTAAATTCCTCCCCGTTTTCAAGGCAGTCTTTCTTATCCCCTGACACCTCTTCGGCCTTAAGCTGGTTTCCGTTTGTCAGCGCCTTATAGCTGCTCTCACTGACATTAAGCCGGGAAAGCCGTTTAAAAACATCTTCTATAGGGGAAATAAGCTCCGAAAGTCTTCCCTCATCGGCATACTGCTGCACCTGCTTAAGAGTATGGGCATCTTCCGCCTGAAATTCACCTACCCGTATTCTCTCAAGGCTTGCCATTGCCCCGCCGCAGCCCAGCTTCTGTCCAATATCATGACACAAAGTCCTAATATAAGTTCCTTTAGAGCAACATACCCGAATGGTATATTCAGGACAATTCTTTTTCAGAATTTCAAGCTCATAAAATGTCACCGGTCTGGCAGTGCGTTCCACCTCCCTGCCCTGGCGCGCCAGCTCATAAAGCTTTTGTCCGTTTACCTTAAGAGCCGAATACATAGGCGGTATCTGAAGATAATCTCCAAGAAAGGACATCACTGCGCCCTCCACTTCTTCATCAGAGGCCTCCACATTTCTTTCCTCCAAAACCCTGCCGGAAAGATCCTGCGTATCCGTGGTGACGCCAAGACGAA